TGCTCACCAAATGGTGTCAACACGTACTGAGACTCACCGCCCTCAGGCCCCATGTTAACCTTATTAACCATGCGTGGGTTAACTGCTTGGTAGTAAGCCATCAAAGACTTACCGATTAACTCAAAGGCTTCAGGGGTAAGGTTACGGAAGTCCTGCACATACTCATCAGTATCTGTGCCTTCCATGTCTGCTATAACTCTACGAAGTTGTTGGAAACTATCACGACCAAGACGAGACATACTAACATCTGCTTCATCTACTACCGCAGGGTCAAAGGTATCCTCTTCTTTAGTCGCTATCTTTTCTCTAGCAGCAGCTTGGTTTAGCATAAAATCTTCAACCGCCATAGAGATTACAGGGTTAAACTTTTTATTGATACCAGCTACCTGCTCACTACCTTCAACTGACCTACGATTAGTCAATCCACCCAAAGCTTTCTTAGAAGTAAAGATATTCTGAGGTGTTAAGATTAAAGAACTTTTGTCCTTTCTCATCATCATAGGTTTATCTTTAGAGCTCTCTAGCTTAGCCTTATCCTTAGCTTCAATAGTCTCTTCAAACTTATCGGTACCTACATCCACGTCAGCTGCTACATTGTCAAACGAATCCAACCTAAGGTTCACTACATCATAAGCCAATGGGGTGTTCACTGTAGCTGCCAACCTAGTACCAGTGTAAGGTCCTAGTTGAGTAACTATGTTATCTAAGTTTGTAGATAAACCGTTAGCTCTAAGGAGGCTAGGGACCTTTTCAGATTCCCTTTGAGCTTGTTGCTCAGGACTTAGTTCTTCTACAGGAGCTCCTGCAGTTTCTATAGTTTCCTTAAGAGCATCAGCTGTGCCTACCGAAGTAGCACCCTGTTCATGGGCAGTCTCTGTCGCAGCAATTGTAGCATCAAGCCTATCTTTAGCTGATAAGCCTAAAGAGTCTACTGGGTTTTTTAATAAACCTACAGACTCAAGCTCTGCCTCTGTAGCTGTACTAATAAGTGGGGCATCCCGCCCCTTTTCTTCATCCTTGGGAATGGCAGGAGCATCTTGCTCTAAGTTTTGTATCAAGTCGTATTGCTTAGCTTTTACGTCTTGCGGTGTTTCAAAGACTTGACCTACTACTCTTGGGCCTTTAGCCATTAGTTATCTCCTGTTATCCATTGGGCTTGTACCATACTATCGTAGATACGATGTTTGAATGGTGATCCTAAAGGGAGAAGACTCGCACCTGATTTAACAGTAGCTCTTGAGTCACCTTCTATAAGACCATGCCCTAGTTTATAAACGTTTTCAAAGATAGCAGAAGAAGGTGCTTCACCAGTACCGAAGTTCCAGATAGCTTCACCCATAGTTCTACTTCTATCTTCATACAAAGGGAACAGCATGTTGTTGCTAAGAACCCTTTCAGTTGTACCTAGTAACCCTGAACTATACAGGGCTCTGAGGTACTTTTCGTTATCTTCTAAGTAAGGTGAAGACTCACCAAACTTAATAAGGTCCTTCAAGTGTTGAGCAGCATAACCAAGTAACAGCATAGACATTAAAGTTGCAAACGTAGAGTACTTAAACCCTGGAGTTGCACTCTTAACTAGGTCATACAGTCTTGGTATGTGATGCGCTGTGAACTTAGATATAAAACCTTGGAACTGCGTAAACATAGCGTAGTGAGGATCACTGTAGAACAAAGGTCTGCCCATAGCATCTGGTAAAGGTACAGCTTCATTGATAAAGTTAAACAAACCGTTATCAAACTGTGCTTCCCAATCTGCTTGTAACTTAGGGCTAGGGTTACCTTCAGCTGCTAGTAACTCCTCAGACAACTCTAACATCCTGTCAGGTGGTACACCCATCTTCTCGAGGAACCTTCGGGCTTCTCGAGTTTCGTTAGTGTCAGCTGTACCTTCGTTCTTCTGCTGGTGTAGTATGTCTAAGTTTCTGATTAAGAAGTCATTAAAGAAAGAAGCTCGGACAGTACGTGTTGCATTAGTAACAGCATTCAAACCAATCACCTTAAAGAATGCATCCATAAGGTTCTTAGTGAACTTGTTAAATTCTGTAACACCTGTTAGCTGAGCCTGACCTGTCCTAGCGTCACCGTAACCTACCCTTCTATTCAAACCTGCAGGGTCATTGTACTCAACAAACCGTACATCTGTGTCCTTTTTATTTCTACTTTTAATCTTAGTCTCAAAGCTACTACGCTGTGGGGCAATGCCCGTAAGCCTACCAACCTCTGCAAAGTACTCAAAGATCTCACGCCCTAAGATCATACCTAAGCTACCTACGTTCTTGTTAAGTGTTTTTACATCAACACCTACAGGTGTCAAAGCAAACTCAACAATAGACATAGGGGCTGCAAGGCCAAGCATAGTGAGTACACCAGTAAGCGTCAATGCTTTCTGAGTACCCCTAAGTACGTCACTCTCAATACGTTTGTAGTTACCAGAGTCAGCGTTAATAAGATCTCGAGTAAGCCTTGCTATGTCATTGACATCAGCGTTAGCAACTTCTGCATCAGCAGACTCTTCCTCAAGCCCTTCGGTAAACTCTCGTTGTATCTTATCAAACATACTGGTAAGTAGTGAACTATTAGGTCCAACAAACTTAGTCATAGTAGTGTATCGAGCTGCAGACTTCATAGAGTTTTCTAAGTTATCAAAGAGATTATTCTCAAAGAACTCAGAAAAAGCGTTGTTATCTGCAATATCTAACGATCTACGCTTGTGTGTCTTAGGGTTTATACCACCTTTAGTTAAGTCGAATGCATCGTCTAGTGTGTTAATCTCAGGGTTATCCAAGATAGCATTAGTAACAGCATTAGCTTCTTCAACATTCAGTCCTTTCTCTGACATAAGAAGGTTAATAAACTTTTCTTTGTTAGCAGAAATAGCTGACTTTAAAAAGCTTTTACTTCTAAAGATGTGATCCTGAAGGTCCCCAATAGGGGGTATGTTAGCCCGTGCCTGCGCAAGAGTAACGCTTTCATACATCTTACGGTCTACTTGATACAGTCTATCAATAAGGTCCTTAAGAGCTGCAGAGTTTTCTTGAAACTCAGGCTTAGATAGGTTGTCCCAATCAATCATAGCAACAACAGAGTCACCAGTTATCCATGTCTGGTTGTTATCTTGCTTCTCTGTTACAGGTTTAATGTGTACATTATAAAAATCATACACAAGAGCAGACAGTGCCTCACGCTTAGCACCAGATCTTCTACCGTCTAGTTTAAAAGCAGAATACAAAGCTCTAACTTCAGGTATTACTCGTTCAAAGGATTCAAAGTTAAGCATCTTATCTGAGTGAAAGTCAATACCAGCATGTACTTTGGTAGCCTTACCACCAAGCATATCGTATAAACGTCTCAGAGTCTTGCTCTTTTGCAGTCTCTCGATAGTAAAGACAGTATCCCTAGCATCCCTAAGGGTAAACGCAGGGTCCATTAGACCGTCCTTAAGGGACTCTGTGGAGGGCTTAGCATCATAGTCTGTTTGACCAGCATCAGCTCTATCGGAGAACTTTACGTCCTCGACTGCCTCTGCATCTACGTCAGCTTGTTTCATCTGATCGTACTCATCTATGTCGCCTTTAGGTTTCTTAGGCTTAGGGCTACTCTTAGCTCTAGTAGTATCAGCCCACTCTTCTTCAATAATCTCACTAAGATCAGCTACACGCCCTGTATCGGGGTCCTTAGCTTCTGAACGGAATGTATCAGCAGCGTCATCAAACCTGCCATCATACTCAGACATAGCAACAGTTGCATCTCGCCACTGACCTGCTTCCCAAACACCACCGGGTAAAGAAAAACCTGCACCCATAAGTCCACCAGCTATAACAGCATTGGTCATTCGGTGTTGTAGTTCGTCAAAGTCCCAAGTTTTCTCAGAGCCTATGACTGCAGCAGTGTACATTGTGAGTTCCTGAAGCATCTCTGTGCTTCCCTCGAATGCTGCACCCTGTGCCAATCGCTTAGATAAGTCTTTTAAGACAGCACCTTTGGTTAGTTGTAACTTTGTAAACTTAGCTACGTCATCTGCATAAGAAACAATCTGTCTCTTAGTCATTTTCTGTAGTGCAAGTGCAGCTTGTTCTCTAGTAAGGCCTACTCGCAATGCATTACCAACTTTATCAGAAGGTAACATCGACACTGCTCTTGCTCTTGAAGGTCCTGTAGATTGCATAACCAACTTGATAGCTGATTCTTTACCCTCTTTAGTAAGAAACTGAGAAGGTTTAATAAGACCTGCAGCACCCTTGACACCAAAGACATCTAGTGCAGCAGCTATACCACCGCCTACAATAGCAACACCATAGTTCTTTTGGTCTTGCTCTCCGGGCATTTCATCCAGAATCATACCTGAATACATAGCTACTGGAACACTAAGGCTACCTCCGAATGTAAAAGGAGCAGCCACAATAGAAGCGATAGTCACCCCCATAAAAGGCATAGAGGTTGCAAGGTTAGCACCCACAAACTCACCAATCTCCCCAAGGTCTGTCCAGTTTACATCACGGTAGTCTAAACGTACTTTAGGTTTGTCAGATAGTTGCTGTCTTGAGTAGTCAATACTGCCCAGAAGTGATGCCTCAGCCTCTTCAAAGCCTGTTACGTCAGCAGCCATTACACCTACTTGCTTAAATGCATTACCAACCATGGTAAGTGCAGAGTCCCAAGACTGGGAGAAGGGGTGTATAGCTCTGTTCTCGTATGTAGCATTGTTGTTACGAATAACTACATCAGTGTAGAAGTCAGGCATGAGTGAGTACTCTGCTTCATTCAAGGCTCTCTTCTTAGCTATGATTTCTCCACCAGTACTCTCAAGGCTAGCAGCCTTAATAATCTGAGAAGCAATCTCTATGTCACTCTTCTTTCTGTACGGATCAGCAATAGACCGATCAGCTACTCCATGTAAGTATCGTGAGTAGTCATCATCGCTCATAGTCTTAGTAGTTCTACCAATAAGGGTAGGCTTAGCAATACCTGAGGATATCAAAAGATTCTGGAAAGAGTTACCCTCCTCGTCTACTAGGTCACCAACCTTACGGCCATACCCAGCATCTTCATCTTTTACTTTTACTTTAGTGTAGCCGTAACGGTTAGCTAACGAAGCAATGTACTGCTTAGCTACCTGACCACCAGACTCACCCATGATGTAGCCCTTATCCTTAAGGACCTTTTCAACTTCCTCGATGTCTATCCCTTCAAACCTAACAGACTCGCTAGTTTCTTTATTACGGAAAGTATCACCATCAATAAACTTATATCCTGAGTCACCGATGTCATAGTCGGCTTCGGAGGGTGCAGCCTCAGGAACTGCTCTCCTCTTTTCTGCGTAACTTGAGACAGCATCAGAGACTCTCTTCATGCGCTTATGCACACCAGAGCCAGTTACCTCTGAGTTACGGTAGTCATTGTTATCAAGGAACTCCTGAGATGCCTGAGCGTAGTTACCTTGATTAAGTAGTTTTAGAAACGTAGGTGAATGTCCAAGGTCTCCTCGGTACTCAGCTTGTATAAGCTCAGCCTGAAGGTCCTCAGGGTATTCATCTAAGTTTGGGATTCTTGTTCTGGCTCTATCAACGTGGTGTGTAAATGCAGCTTCAAAACCTGCTTCAATCCACTGACCAGTTTGGCCTACACCTTGAGTAGTAATACCCTTAGTGTCGGTATAAGGGGTAGCAACGTACCCCTCTTCCTCTACGACTCTCTTCTCAGCATAAGTAAGTGGGCGACCAATGTTACCCTCTACCTGTGCTATAGCGTCAGAGCCATAGTAGACTTCCTTGTCCACCGTACTATCAACTGTAGGATTAGAGTCGGTACTTGCGCTCTTTAGCAAACCTACCTCTTGTAATTCTTCATCTGTAGCTTTAATCTTGTCGCTCATTCCGACTTTCTCCTATGATTAATATAATTACTTCATTTTATTTATTACGTCTTGCATGCTTCCTGCAAAGTACTTAGAGCTTGTAGCGGATTTATTTCTATCCATAGACATAACCCAAAGTAAAGCGGGGGATGCCCCCTGTCCTTTCTTATCAGCAGAGTCTTCTGATTCAGATTCCCAAAAGGTTTTAAACTCAGGTCCCATTTCTTCAGATTGCTTGTTGTAAAGTCTTTCTAAGTTACTCCACATAGCTACTTTGGGTACTGCTTTATTAGCACCTATTTCTTTACCAAAAGCACTAGCTAAATACTTAACTTTAGCTGTAGCTTTAGACCAAGCTTCGCCACCAATAGCATCTTCAGAGTCATCTCCTACAACCTTAAAGAAAGAAGGGCTGATTGAATACTCAGTCTCAACCTTAAGTCTTTCTTTTTCCATAAAGGCTGCAAGGTTTTTAGAATTACCTTCCATACCCCTAGCCACAGACTGAATGTATTTTTGAACTGCATTAGTAGAAACCTCTTGCAGGTTAAAGTCACTAAAGTCAGTGCCTGCTGGGTAAAAGGATTTAAATGCTCTAGCAGCTCCATTTCTTACAGTGCCGTTTATAGCGGAGTTAAGTCTAGTAGTTAGTGCTTCAGCTTCCTCAGTCTCAAGTCCTTGTTCGCTAACATAAGTAGCAATAGAACCTTCAACATCAAGATCTATGTTAGCTCTTATACCAGAAATAATATCGTTACCAGTTAAACCAACCCCTACACTAAACCGCTTACCACCTTGAGCTGCTCTTACATTAGCAACAGGGAGTACAGGGTATACACCACTTGCATCTGGCTCTATACCTAAGGACTCGTAGAAGCTAGCGTCATCAAGACGAACCATTGTACCGTCAGCAGAGAAAGCACCTGTAAGGTTTGTCTCTGTTTCTTTGTCGTAAATAGTTGCTACCTTAGAAGGGTCAATAGCTTTAGCTTTCTTCTCTGCTTTAAGAGTAGCTAAGCCTTCCTTACCATATATCTTCTCAAGCTCAAACTCTTGCTTTCTTTCAGCAGCTTGTACTTTCCACTCATTCTCTAGTACTTGACCAGCAAAGGTAACACCATCGTAGCCTAAGGCTCTAGAACCCACATAAGCGAATAGTGTCTTACGGAAAGCTGGGTCTTCCATACCTTCCTTAAACATATCCTTCATGCCACCCCAAAGTTTCTTAAGGAATCCTTCCTTCTCTTCTGGAGGTGCATCCTTCTTAGGAGCAGTACCTGCACCCTTAACTAGAGCATCCGCATCAGTTTTAACTGGATCTGTAATAGTAGTCTCAGCTTCTTCAGCGTCTTGCTGTGTAAGGTTACTGCCACCTGTAACATCTGGTTGCGTAGTTGTAACAGCTGGTTGAGTAGGTGTTAAGTCTACTGCAGGTTCAACCACAGGGATATTAGATCCTTCTGGTTCAGGTATGTCTGGGAATAAAGCCTCTCCTGCTTCACTTCCTGCGTAAAGACCTGCACCTGTAGCCCCTGTTTTTATAGGGGAAACTGTAAACACTTCTTTAGTAGTTTTTACCGGATCATAAACCCCCGGCTGGCCCTCTCTTTGTACCTTGGTAGTGGTACTTTTACCCGGAACTGTTTTAGTGTTACCAAAGAAATCTCTAAACCTTTTAGGTAATTTACCTCTAGTAAAGTTACTTAGTTTACCAACAACCTTAGCTGCCCCACTAGTTACAGCGCTTCCTATTCTTGCAGCGGGGTATAAGGATACACCAGCAGCTGCAGCTTCTACAGGATTATCTTTAACCCAGTTAGCAAACTCATAAGTTTTATCAAGTGTTTCTTGGCTAGAGACATCTTCTTCAAACCCAGAAGGTAAGTATGAAGGCCTTGGGGCTCTCATGTTATCAAAGAACGAGGGCTCTCTCTCAACTTCCTGTGATCCTTCAGAACCCACTGTCTGACTAAGTTTAGCTGGGCCTTGAGGCATAGAGTCTAAAAAGTTAGGATCAGTAACTTGAGGGATATTACCACCAAGCTGAGGTACTTGCTCTATGCCCCTAGTAGGTTCAGGTGCTTCAGGTGCTTCAGGTAAACCTTGAGCAGATTCTCCTAACACTACCTGTTCAGGTGGACGTAGGACAAAGTTATCAGAGTTTGGAAGAGGAGCAGCTGTAGGCATTGTAGGCTGAGGTATGTTCATTTGCACAGGGGGTACAACACCGATGTTATCAAAAGACTCTGGTGTATACTGTTGGTTAAATGCTGTGTCTACTGGCATTAGCTTAGATGGGTCCATATTTTGCTGGAATGCTAATTCCTGAGAGGTCTCTTGTAGCGGAATAAACTGCTGAGGTGCCATAGGTATCTGAACCTGAGGGATCTGCTGTTGTGTCATTTGAGGAACTTGGAATCTATTTACATCTTCCGCATCCATATCATCCACTAGGCCCCTAAGGAGCTTTGATAAATCTGTTATATTAGACATATTAGTCTCCTTTAAATAAACCTACGAGGACCACCGCCACCAGATTGCTTCATTCGTTGTTGACGATTCAAAGCTGCTCTTTGGTACGGACTAACTTGTTCTTGTCCTGAACCTTTAAGTGCAAGGCTTGGGCCTTGTTGTATTTGTGCTTGCGGCTGTGGTTTCATCAAGCCAATTGCACCTTGAGCTGCTATGGTTTTAGCAGTGTCACTTGTCAAGGCTTCTTTGCCTTTAGCCATAGCAGCATTAGTCATAGCACCTACCTTACTAGCACCTATTTTACTACCCATAGTACCTGTGTGTGCAATACCAGTGGAAGTGTTTATAGCTGCTCCGGGTAGTACTGATTGAATACCTACTGGTGCTGCCATAGAAGATGCTGCTGGCGCTGCCAGTGCTGTAGGTGCTGCCAGTGCTGTAGGTGCAGCCCCCATGCCTGCTACGCCTGCGCCTGATATACCTGTTGTCATTACGGGAGCTACTGCTCCTGTTGCTGCTCCTGCTGTACCAGCTCCTACTGCTCCTGCTGTACCAGCTCCAGCTCCTGCTGCACCACCTATACCCATCATCGGTGCTGCTATTGGCGCTAGTAGTCCAGCACCTAGGCCCATAAGAGCTCCTTTCTTTCTATCTTCTGGGTTAGCCAAAGCACCTAATGCTGCCCCACCTAACGCTAATGTTGCCATAGTTGCAAAACTCATACGTCTACTCCTAGTAATTTGTAGTTTGGCTCTTCGAGGCCAATAGAAGAATACGAGGGAGCTGTTACTTCCTCTTCTAGTTTGTCTAGGTTTTCTTCACTTTTAATTGTTGTTATGTGTACGTTAAGAATAACCGAATCTTCTAACGCATAAAATGCTCTTTTAGAACCTGCAGGTGCAGCCCAAGTACTAGGGGCTGTTATTATCTTGCGACCTTTTTCAGAAACAACAGACATACTTCCTTTAATTAATGTTATAATATGGGGGTGCCTATGTAATGCACCTGTAATAACCATACCCTTAGGTACACTTAACTCTCTTCCATATAAACATAAATCGTTAAAGTCTTTTATAGGGTCTGTAAAGTAATGATTAAGACCTGTTTGATCCATGTTATCTTCAACTTCTCCAGACTCTATTGAATCTTTAATAGCTTCTTCTAAATAAGATACACTTGCTTTTAGTTTTAAATCTGTTGTCATAGGATTACTTAGGTCCTTAGGAGGTTTACTTACCCCCTCCTGATTGTTTAGTTATACTACCGAAGTCAATACCACTAAGCATGCTAGATGCATCTCGTAGGTTTTGTCTCGGTGCATCCTGCTCAAATTCAAATCGTTCTCTATCAGCATCAATATCTGCTTGACCGTAACCTTCATAACCAGCACCAACATCACGTAGGATTTGACTACCTTTAAGAGATGCGTCTTGCAAGCTACCTAGCTGTCTAAACATATCACCCTGATAGGCCCTGTTAGAGTCTACCATTCCTTGAAGAGCCTTAGTTCTTGTATCACCTACAGAAGATGCTAGCTCGCCTGCAGCTGAAGACTTAAGTAAAGCAGCACGGTCACCACCAAAGGCACCTGCATTAACCGCAGCAGTATTAAGTCCAGGGATTGTCTCTTCGTTAAATTGTTTCATCAGAGGGTTAGTCAAGGCATCCAAGTACTCTCCGGTTCGTGGATCATTCATCGGATCGTAAGCCATTGCATCTTGGAACCTGTCAGCAGCTGTGCCAGCTAAGGCACCAGCAGAACCCGCAGCCCCACGTTGAGCCTCTAGTCCTTGGACAGAAGCAGCGTCACGTTCAGCTAGTGTACTACCTCCATAGAAGTTTTGGGGCCCAAAGCCTTCCATCTGATTTGCATAGCCTAGTTGTTTTTCAAGTATTCGTCTTTGTTCTGGAGAAGGTCCAGTAGTAGAAGTACCACCACCACCCTTATAGTTAATCATATAGTTATCAGTAATCGCCCCAACTTCTGCGTCATACTCATTAAACTGTTTAGATCTTTTTCCTTTAAGTTTCATTAGTTGATCCTTTATTTATTGTTGGTTCCCTCAGAGACTTACCTAATACGGTGTATCTATCTGAGTACCCATGTTTCTTTAAGGCTCTTAGCCAACCCTTTCGACCTATCACTTGCATGTCGTCACAGTCATTAAAGATTGCCCATCGTTCTATGTATTCGACTTCACCTAAAGCTTCCGCTACGCCTTCTCCTGATTCACCACCAAGGTAGGTTATTTCACAAGTACGTTTTAGCGGGTAGTCTATGACTTGGGTGACAACAGTAGCAACAAACTTTTCGCCTATAGTCCCTAGCCATATTTGTTTACTACCCGATACAAGCTCTTCGATTACGTGTTCTACTTTACGCTCTCCATATCCGAATCTTAAGGCAGACTCGATGTGCTTTAGGGTTAGTGCAGGCATATCTTTAAAGTGTTCTTGTGTCCACATGCAAAGCATATAGTCCTCCAGTTGTTACGGTTTAGTTGGAAACGAGACCTGAGACAACGCAGTTGCATCTACTAAGTTAGCAGGTAGATCCCTTAAGGCTTGTCTATATATAGCCCACTCTGTTTTCTTCTCATCAGACAAAGGGCTATCAGGCATCTGAGTCCAATCGCTCATCATAAGGTAGGACTCTCTCATCCCTCGTACAGCTCTGTCTAAGGTAGCTTTAGCTTCTGAGGGACTAGTGGTACCCTCAAGGAAGACACCGCCTATAAAGTACTTATGAGAGGCCTCAGGGGTACCTACGGTATAGCTCTCAGTACCTGAGTGATTATACTCAATGTTTTCTTCGTTACAAATTAAAGTCTTTTTAATAAGACCTGTATCCGTATCATATACAACGTAGTTAGTACTCATTTCTTAGTCTCCAATATATCTAACGTAGCATCAATAGCGTTAACACCCCAAGCAGTTCCGCTTTCTAATACTTTAAAAATCAAAGAAGTTTCTATTCGAGTAGTCCCTGAAGGAGGGGTAGACAAGAAATCAATAATGTGAGCATTAGTGTTACGATGAGTCGCTGTTACATTAGAGTTAACTTCTTGGTTAGTCGATAGTAATGTGGTTACATTGTAGTACTTAACCTGAACTGTCACATCAAGCTTACAAAAGATATTAAACATAGAAACCGAGTTGTTATTATAGGCAGGTTGAAACCAAAGTTTACCTCTAATCCTAGTAGGTGCCCCGGAGTTATTTACATTCAACGTTACAGGCATAATTTCAGTGTTATCATCCTCTTCATAGTAAGTATTAATAGCCGTCTTAGCAGAAGAAGGTACAGTAACAGCTTGACCTGCAATAGTTAAAGTATCTACAGATCCATTCTTAATGTAAGCGGTATCCATGTACACACCTGCAGGAACTGACTCACCCCCTACAGTAGTTGGGGTAGTAGTAACAACAAAAGGATTAGGTGTTGCTAGCTCATCCCAAACGTAACCACCTTGAGAAGCACCTAAAGCCCTAAAATACTTTTTGGTTATAGTCGCCCAGTATATCTGACCTAAAGACCCTACTGTGCTGCTAGTGGGGCTGTACGGCCCTGTAAGATCAGGGCTAGGTGCTAGGTAAAACCTATCAGCTGCTATGGCAAACTCAGAGCCAGTAGTAGCATCATTGTATAAACCAAAGCCAGCTACCTTACCAGCCACATCAGTCTTAACTGTAAACTGAGATGTGAGTCCGTCTATAGTAGTAGCTTGAGTTTCTATGCTAGCTGAGTTTTCACCTACTGTTGTGTTTAAGGTTTGGACAGCGGTTACTGTGCTCCCTAAAGTATCACCATTAGTTGTAACTGTAGTTTCTAAGGTATCTAAAGCTGAAGCAGTAACATTTACACCGGTAGCAGGGTCATTAACTGTAGACTCTAAAGCAGTAATTTTAGTAGCTGAAGCATTAACCCCATCATCCTCGTCGTTAACTGTAGTTTCTATAAGACCTAAAGCAGTAGAAGTAGCCTCTACACCTGTATTTTCGTTATTAACTTTAGATTCTAAAGCAGTAATCTTATTAGCTGAAGCAGTAACTCCAGATACTTCGTGGTTAACTAATAACTCTACAGTATCTAAAGCGCTAGATACAACATTAAAGCCTGTAGTAGGACTGTCTATCGTAGCTTCTAGAGAATTAAGTCTATTAGCTGACACTTGGTTACCAATCTCATTACTAGTGACTACAAGTTCTACAGCGTCAATAGCATCAGCGTTAGCTTGTAAACCTGTTGCAGGGTCAGTTACTGAACTTTGCAGATTACTAATCTTAGTAGTGTGGGCGTTAACACCATCCTCATTATCATTAACTAACAACTCTACGGTATCTAAAGCACTAGCTACAACATTAAAGCCTGTAGTAGGACTGTCTATCGTAGCTTCTAAAGCAGTAATCTTATTAGCTGAAGCAGTAACTCCAGATACTTCGTGGTTAACTAATAACTCTACGGTATCTAAAGCTTCTGAAGTAGCTGTAACCCCTGTAGCAGGATGGTTAACTTTAGTTTCTAAAGCAGTGATCTTACTAGCTGAAGCAGTGACTCCAGATACTTCGTGGTTAACTAATAACTCTACAACATCTAAGGCATCTGAAGTAGCTGTAACCCCTGTAGTAGGATGGTTAACTTTAGTTTCTAAAGCAGTAATTTTAGTAGCTGAAGCAGTAACTCCATCATCATTGTCAGTAACTAATAACTCTACAGCATCTAAAGCGGAAGAAACAGCAGTAAAGCCTGTAGTGGGGTGATTTATTGTGGCTTCTAAAGCAGTAATCTTACCAGCTGAAGCAGTAACTCCAGTTCCATCAGCATTAACTTTAGTTTCTATAAGATCTAAGGCATCTGAAGTAGCAATAACTCCTGTAGTTTCGTTATTAACTGTAGATTCTAGAGCAGTAATCTTATCAGCTGAAGCAGTAACTCCAGTTCCATCAGCATTAACTTTAGTTTCTATAAGATCTAAAGCTTCTGAAGTAGCTGTAACCCCTGTAGCAGGATGGTTAACTTTAGTTTCTAAAGCAGTAATTTTAGTAGCTGAAGCATTAACACCGTCTGTCCCATGGTTAACTAATAGCTTTACAACATCTAAGGCATCCGAGGTAGCTTCAACCCCCGTAGTTTCATCATTAACTGTAGCGTTAAGGGCGGTAATTGCCTGAGCTGCAGCAGAAGAACTACCAGCAGTTACTGTATTTATGGCAGTAATATCTGCAGAGTTGTCTGCTACCAAAGCACCTAAGCTAGAGTAGTCACCTAACACATCCCAAAAAGAAGTGTTCGTAGGTAAATTACCCGTAGTAGCTGCAGTCGCAATGTAAAGTTTATCAAGGTAAACAACTTGATCGTTAATAGCGTAGGCAGTTGTGTTGTTATAGTCAGGGACAGCAAGCAGGTCATCTATCTGGTCTTGTAGTGAAAGAGCAGAAGAAGCAATTGCAGCAGTTCTTGCAGTAGCTTCAGCTGCTAGTTGAGCTGCAGTTACTTTAGCGTTAGCTACAGTTTCTGTTGCGGTTAACCTTGAAAGCACAGCATCCCCTGAGTAACCTTCAGTGTAACCAGTGAAATCTATAAGGTCACTAATGTTTCCATTACTAGTATTTAAGTTTGTAGTAAGAGTACTTAGATTACTAGTCAATGTCGGGATAGTAGCAATCGGAGTAGATAGACTACTAGCTAACTCACTGTCGGTTATAGCACCATTTAGTGTAGTAAGAAGTTCTCCTGCTGATGCTGACTGACTATCTACATATTGTTTAATAGACTGTTGGGTCGCTAAGGCTGTGTTAGAGTTAGATGCCATATTGTCTTCATCTAGTATACGTGTCACGGTAGTACCAGTAGTTCCCTTAAGACCACCAAACTGTATTGTAGTTTCTACTTTAACACCACCACCCATAACAGTCTCTAAGCATTTAATACCCCCAAAGTTTAACTCAGCGGATCCACTAGAGTTTGCTATAATAATTGGAGAGCTATAGGGCCCTCCCATTCTTATCTTAGCAGACCCCCATAATACAAGGTCTCCGGCACCCGTTTCAGAAACATAGCTGTTATAGCCATCATGGTATATCTTAAGGATATCATTGTATGTGCTCTTAGAACCTACGCCAAAGTTAATATCATCACCGGTACTAACATTGATATCACTTCCACCAGTAGAGTTACCTTTAGCTAAATCCTCTGCAAGGGTCGTAGGGGAACCACCAGCTTCTATCTTATTAACTTTATTATCTATTTTATCTAACTCACGTTGAGTAGACCTTGCATCGTATTTAATTGGTAACATTATCTAAACCCTCTTATCCTTCCTTTAATAACAATGTTAGAGATTTCCCAAGTGTCCGAATCTCCAGAAGAGCTTACCTTCATAAAAAGGTACCTGCCTGAAGTACGAACAGGGTACTCTTTGTACTCTGAGTTTACATAAAAAGAATCAGCAGGGTTAAACGTAGGCTCATCATCAATGTTATTTGCCCAACCAATCTGAACTAAAGGATCACCTGACCCGATCTTACCTACCCTAACACTTGTAATCTCTTTAATAGAGTAAGGGTCGTCTAAGTCATGAGCTTTGGTCAAAGCGCTAGTTGTATGTGCAGATGCAGACTCGTCTTCAAGATAGATAGAGGAACTACTACTAGCTGTAATAACGTGAGGAAATACTCCACTCTCCAGAGCTGCAGAAACGTTAGAAGTTTTCTTACTAAAAACACCTGTTGAGTAATTGTAAGTAATCTCTACATTAGGTTTTGTATCATTTAAGGGTAAAGACCAAATAACTTCATTGTTCTTTTTATTGTGGTATGCACAAACTTGTGGGTATTCAGACTCTGAAATATTAGCTAAGATGTAGCGGTTAATACCTTCCCCATCTCCAATACGGGTAACGCTGTTACCATCTGTCATAAACAAACCTCTTCGTGACAAACCGTAGTTAACCCTGTCTACTGATACTACTGACCTAGCGGACACTGCTCCGACCCCTGAGGTCATAGCGGTTTGATACCCAAAGTAAAAGGGAGACCCGAGGTAGCTAAGGATAAACATCTGATCATCTGTGTAGATAGCCTTATTCTCACCTAAAGGTACAATGCATTTAAGGGGAGACGATGCTTCTCGTAACGTAAGACTACCAGCAGCGTTATCGGCAGCAGGTGCCCAATCATCTGGATCGTCCTCTGCAGACCAAGCTACATCATAAGGATGCTCTGTGGTAGCTTTGTCGTAGTTGACAGCTAGTATGTGTGGGCCTGACTTATCAATAGCTCTTACCCTAGTAAAAGGGCAGTTTGTAATCTGTGTTGTGATTTGAAGATTAGCACCAGATCCGCCAGAAGCCGAAAGGGTTTGGTTGGCTGTGTAAGTAGTTCCAAAGTTTGTAACTTGTAGTTGAGTAACTACTCCGCTGTTTACACCTGTAACCTTTGCAGTAAGACCTCCGGTAAAGGTAACAATATTGTTGAGTGCGTAAGAAGACCCACCGCTGGTTATAGTAACACCTGTGGCTTTGTTCAAAGACATTTCAGCAAAGTTCTCATTGTTCTTTTTAATCTTAATAGGACCTGCGTTATCAGCAGCTAGCACCCAAGTACCAAAGTTAGTAAAGGACCAAGCAGATGCCTCAATTACCCCATCATCCCATACAGAACCACCAGCGTCCCAAACAGTAGACCCGGAGTCCCAAGTAGAAGCTCCAGCTTTTTCTACTAAGTTATAACCGGAGCCTACTATCTCACCGTCAACTTCAGGTGAGTCTTGTTTGTAACGGTACAGCTTAGTTAAATCACCCGCATAGATTACCTTAGTGCCGTACTCTTGTATTGAAGTAAGGCCACGTATAGGCTTGTAGACCCCCACAGAGTTTAAGGGTCTAAGTAAAAAACTATGACCGGGTTTACGCCTAACACCAGTCTCTGTAAATTGGAGTCCGTCAACGTCAGCCCAGAAGGGGATGCTTCCATCAAATTTATTTGTTTGCCATCCAGAAAGAATCAGTGGCGTTAAGTCAGCCGGAAAGAAACCTCTCGGTGCTCTTGGTGAAGTTGACATATGTTTCTCCTATTATGCTGTACGTGTCCAGATTGCAATAGCAATGTATGGCATACGGTTATCAAAAGATTGACCACCACCTGTAGGCGCTGACTCAAACTGAGGGCTTCCTACGACACTTGCGCTAGAGCCTTCTGGTTGACTACCACTAGATGATCTGTTTTCACGAACCTCTATTGTAGTTGTGTGCGTGTGTGCCGGTATTTGGTCAACTGTTAGGGTTTGACTTTCAGAACCGTGAGAGTCTACCCCTAAAGCGTACTCAGGGTCATTTACAGTCTTAAGACCAACAAGAGCTTTACCGGACGCATACCGTTCCCATGTGCCACCAAATATAGAAGCGGGGGTAACAGATGTAGTAGTTAAGTATAAAGCCCCTACTGGGTATGCGGCAAGACCTGAAACGGCTGCAGCAGTCGTATCAAGAGTTGTACTTCCAAAGAAGTTTGTAGTTGTGCTGCCTGTAATAGCACCTGTTAAGTTTATAGTTTTACTACTAGAAAAGTAACTTGATTGTACAGGGTAGGGGTTAAGTAACTCCCAAGAAGAGTTTACAGCATTCCACATTAACTCGTGGTAAGCCCCTACTCTAATCAGGCCTTGTGTTACACCCACATTACCAAAAACTGTAATAGGGCTTATACCGGTACTGTTAATGTTTATTGTACAGCCGCTTGTTTCATTACCAACATGAAACAATACGGTGACTCTTTCACCTGCAGTCTTAGTTGCGGCTGGGGAAAAATTAGCTACATACGCTGTCCCAGTTCCGGAGGATGTTGCAAAGTCTTTAGAGGTCTTACGGTAATCGTTGATACCATTATTAGCTTTTACAAAGTTTTCCCTTACAGACGCTGTAGTAGGGTTACCCTCT